GAGATTCCGCATCAATTTGGTCATGCAATGTGGTCGAAATGATTTGAGCCAAGCGGCCAAATACTGCCACTGAAGCCAAATCAGCGTCATTTACTTCGGATGATGAATTTGCTCCATATTTGATGGTGATGTCATTTCGCACATCGCCTGCACGCGTTTGAATCTTGATGCCTGGTGCAAGTGCCTGAGCACCTGAAACGTCTGTGTAGCCATTGACGGCTAAATACTGGCTTCGATGGGTTGAGTCTGCATAGGAGATTTGACCTTGTGCATTTTCATAAATGTAGCCCAAACCTGATGTGGCCAAAGCTGAAACCAATGAATAAACGTCTGTGGTATCAGCTGAACGTGCTGCAAGATCATAATTGCCAGGTGTGTCAATTTCACCTAAACCAACGTTTTGAGCATTTGCCCACGTTTCAATCGCCGGCGTGTAATTGCCCCATGTCAATGCGGCCGGCACTTCCGACCAATTGTTGATAAGTAAGTCCGTGAGTACCACTGAGATTTGAGTGCCATCATGGGCACGGTTCAAAGAGTCATTCCAAAGAGCCTTTGGCAAACGTGAAAGAGCACCCAAAGCCACCACGGAAATCATTTGATTAATTCCGACTGAACCAGCCTGAGTTACTTCAATCGTTAAATCCACCACTGAGCCGCCAAATATCGGCACGAAAGTATCTGTGGAATCCATCAAGGAAATCGATACGGAATCATTGATATTGATTTCCACCTGTGATTGAGTCACATTGAAAAGCTGCAAATTGCAATATCCCGCTTGTGCCTGCTCGTAAATGTTTGTTCGACCACTAGAAGCTGTGAGATTAGCAAGCACAAAATTCGTGTATTGCACACCATTGATTTCGACTTCCCAAATCGGATTGAAAAGCGTCATCAGATCACCAATGCGGCTGCGCCGGATGTGCCTCGATAGTAAGAGTTATTCAGTACGTTAATGATGGTTCGGGCAGTGCCTTCAGGATCGATAGCACCACTCACGTTTAGATTGATGACGGTATTGCCACCGCCAATTTTATTGTTTGGCGTGATATTGCCAGTGCTGGATGGCGTGAAAATCTCAGGCCCCTTTTCGCCTACCAAATATGAAGTGCCCGCCATGACTGGGCCACCAGCTGCACGGCCACCACCAAACACGTTGCTGAGTACGTTGCTAACACCCTTGACCAATGGATTGGCAGCGACCAGTGCAATAAGGGATTTGATGCCATTCACTGCGCTGTTGATGACATTGACCAAGTTGGCAAATAATCCAATGACGCTTGAAATGGCAATGCCAATGACTTTGAGAGCTGCACCCAATACCTCGCCAAGAATCGGCGCAAGTGTGTTGAGAATAAATGACGCAATTTCTTTGAGCAATGTGAAAAATGGTTCTAGTTTGTCGCTGTTCTTTTGGATAGCGTTTGCGATGTATCCAAAGGCTTTCAATAGTCCATCGAGAATTGGTTGGAAAGTATCGACGATTCCAGGGATTACAACCTCTGAAATGAATGACCACCATTCCTGGAAAAATGGGATTAAGTATTCCTGAAATACAAAAATGAGATTGTCAATGTATGGCTGCAATTTGGTGCCAAGCGTTTCGCCAAAGGCAATGACGTTGGGGATGACCTGACCTACCAGCAAGCTGACCATTGGGGTCAAAGCATCGAGTACGTATGAACCGACTGTTTCTTTTCCCTCATTGATTGCCTGTTGCAACCTTGCCATTTTGCCTGCAAAGGTGTCTGCCTGAACCGATGCCTGGCCTTCAAAGGTACTAGCCAATTGAGCCGTAATCTGATCCATTGACATGGTTTTGAGTTCGGCTGAGGATAATCCAATGCCAAGCTTTGCCAACGCGGCTGTATTGCCCTCGTACGCCTTTCCAAGAGCATTGGAGACGGCTTCGAGTGACTTACCTGAACCCGCTGCAATATCAATTGCCAGGGATTGCGCCTGTTGAGCTGTATCCAAATCCTTTGTGGCTCGCGTTAGCCTTTCAAAGCTTGGCCGCAAATCATTGTCGGTAAGGCCAAATAATAATTGCTGCTTTTGGATGTACGCCTCAGTTGCAGCCACCTGGCTATCGGTAGCCCCTGCCACGTTGCGAAGTGTGGTGGCTAATTTGGCCTGCGCCTTCTCATCCTCGACGGCAGATTTGACGCCATCGACCAAAAGTTTTCCAGCGTACGCAGCTGCGGCCACACCAGCTGCCGCAAATGCTGCACCGGCAATTTTGCCAAATTTTCCAATTTTGTCACCAAATGATGAAACCTCGGCAGTGCCTTGATCTAAACTCTTTTTGAGATTGTCAATATCGCCAAGAATGGCAAGCTTTAACGTTCTCGATCCTGTACCGGCCATCACCATTCCTTCGCTATCTGACTGAAAGCATTTTCCCACTCATTGATGATGTATGGCTGTTCGGCACGCAATGTTGGATAAATGAACCAACCGCGTGACCCTCGACCTTCACGGCCTGACCACACTGGAAATTGCTTAAAACGGTTTGAACCAAATTCTGATCCACCCCAAAGGGTTTGCGTATTAGCTCCACCGGAGAATTTCTGCGCAACGTAACCAAAGCCGATTTCGCCAACCTTGCTTGATTTGCTGACACGTGAACCATCGGCAATGCGGCTGGCTACTTTGCTTGATGACAATGAACCAGCTTTGCTTTTGATTTTGCCTTGAAGGTAATCAGCTAAAGCATTTGAAACGCCTTTTGCCTGGGCAACGGCTTCATCATCCATCGCCTTGAAAGCACCAATGATTTTCCGCAAATCTGATTTATCGTAAGCAATTGCATCAGTTGCCATTTTGCTTCTCCAAAATCTCGATTGCGGTCAATATGTCCTCAGCTTTTGTCCATTCGGACATTGGAATATGAGTCGCAATGGCCAATTCAACTATGAGTCGGCTGAGGCTTCCTCGCTGATGACTTTTGGGTTTGCATCACCGACATTTACTTCAGCGACGGTTTCGACCCATACTTCAAATGGCTTGACTGGCTTGCCTGCCATAGATCGCTTCATTGCTGAATAACCCAAAAAGAGCAAATCGGTGATGCCGATTTCGCTTGCTTGCTGGATGGTTTTGCCTGTACGTGATTCCCACTTCATCCATTCAGGTGCTTCGGCCACGTATGTGACCGACTCACCCGCCTGATATTCGATTGTGATTTCTGTTTTCATTCTCCCGATACCTTTCGCTTAGTCCAGTGCTGGTGTTGTTACGCAAGTAAATGAAAGTGATGCAGTTAGTGCATCAGGTGCAGTGCCACCAAGAGCCGGGAAAATTGGCTGAACGCTAAACGCGTACGCAACCCCTGCAACTGTGAATAGCACTGGCAATGCTGTGTTTGGTGTGGTTGCAGCTGAGTTCCAAAGAGCTTCGCAGAGTGATCCAACTGCGCCAAAATCCTGAAGCATTTCGACGGCAAAAGTGCCTTGCGAATCAGTGGTGTAATAAGCCTTGCCATCAAGTGTCTGATATGTGTTGATTGTTGAATCAACGGTAAGTGTTGCGGAAGTGGCCTGGGCATCATATGTATCACCATCGATGGTGAATGTGATGTCTCTACCGGTGATGATAGTTGTCATTTTTGCTCCTAGTTATTTTCCTGGGTGAAATACGTTGAGACGTTCAAATCTGCAACAAGCAAATTCGATGCCCCAACTGAAACGATTGACGGCCTTTGGACATCGCCGACCACGTATCCTGCGGGCATAGCCCCCAAAATGCTGATGATAAGTGCTTCGAGTTGATCTAAAGCACCTGAATTGCTGTTATTTGCAACCGCTGCGGTTACGACGAAATTGACTTTGACTTTGGTGACTGCACCGTTCAATAGCGTACTTTCAAGCCAGGGTGAATCCGGGATGATGACGCAAGCTGGTGGGATGACCGCTTCGGGTGCTACTGGGTAAACCGATGCTGCAACGCCTGAAAGAGCTGTGGCCAATTCAGTACGGACATCGAGAAGTGAAGTCACTGGCATATTGAGTCCACATCATAAAATGCTGAAATCAAACCAATGACACGATTTTGAAGGCTGCGACCCATGCGATAAGGCGTTGGAGCAAAGTCCACACCCTCGATTTGTCCACCTGGTGCTGTAACGCTTTGGAAAATTTCTGTTGAGACGATGAGAATTGCAGTCTTAACCGCAGGCACGCTGGCATAAATCTGCGCAGCTGAGCCGCCATCGAGTGTAATCGTTCCCGCTGGAATACAAGGCGTGGTGATGCGATCTGCTTCATCTACTACGGCAGTAACCTGAAACGGTCTGACGGAATGGTTGCTGACTGTATATGGGCCATCTAGTCCATTACCTATTCCAGCGAGCACGACCCCTTGCCCCTCGACGAAAAAGTTTGGTCGCAAAGTATCAATGAATAAAACGTCATCTTTGATTGTGGTTGCCACTACTGCGCTTTGATATTGAGTAAGCATTGGCAAAATTGTGATTTCTGCACTCTCGATAATTTGGTCGAGATAGGCGTCATTAAATAAGGAATCAGAGACGCCAAGCACCGCACGTAATTCATCAGCCGTGATGATGTTTGGCATCTCTGTTCCTTTCGTCTGCTCGGCCTGTTCGGGAGAGACCAGGCCGATGTTTAATGGGTTGGATTAGTCCTTATTGAACGCGTATGCACCAGCCGCAATTTTTGTGGCCGTTGCTCCATATCCGTACATG